ATTGCACAGTATGCAGGTATCGCATCATTGCGTAATTATTTTGAATATCAAAAAACAAAAGATACCAGATTAGACCTCCTCCACTTTACAGGGGATGAGGACAGTATTAAAAACAACAGATTACTACGAATCGAGGGGTATTATATACACTTCAAATTCGAAGAAATCACTTTAAAGGAACTAAAATGGCAATAAAATTTAATCAAGCTAAGGGCGAAGCCCAAAAGAATAAAATCGACAGTTATCAATATGTCGAAGGCGACAACTCAGTTCGCATGGTAGGGGATATGCTTCCTCGATATGTTTACTGGTTGAAAGGCGAAAACGGTAAGAATTTACCATTCGAGTGTCTATCATTCGATAGAGACGCAGAAGCATTTACCAATGTAGAGAAAGACTGGGTAAGAGAATATCACCCAGAATTGAAATGCGGTTGGGCATATGCAATTCAATGTATCCATGATGGAAAAGTCAAAGTACTAAACTTAAAGAAAAAATTACTCGAGCAGATAATGGTCGCAGCAGAAGATCTTGGCGATCCAACTGACCCAAAAACTGGTTGGGAAGTATTCTTTAAGAGAGTGAAAACTGGACCTATGGCTTACAATGTTGAGTACCAATTACAGGCTCTCAAATGTAAACCAAGAGCTTTAGACGATGCTGAGATGGAACTCATCGCAGATCTTAAGTCTATGGACGAAGTACTTACTCGACCAACACCGGATGCACAAAAAGAACTTCTCGACAGATTAAGAGAAGGAGCTTCAAACACTCCTGACGAATCAATCAGCGACGAGTTTGACATCAAGTAGGGGAAGATTATGCTTACAGTAGGAAACAAATACCCAAAGTTTAGTATGCAAGGTTGCAATGAGGAGAATGACCTTATTCAAGCTGATATACTACTAAACGACTGGACAGTGATGTACTTTTACCCAAAAGACTTTACATTTATCTGTCCAACCGAAATTGTAGATATGGATAAACTTGTCGATCACGCTGATATTATTGGTGTGAGTGCTGACAATGAGTTCTGCAAAAAAGCTTGGAAAGAATCCAATCCAGCCCTAAATAATATTCGACACATACTATGTGCAGACTCTGGACTTGTTCTAGGGAATAAACTAGGTATTGTTGATGAGGCTAATGGAGTACACTACAGAGCAACATTTATAATTGACCCTGAAGGAATAATCCAACATGTATCAGTAAACGCGTTAGATACAGGAAGAAACGCAGATGAAACTTTACGAACACTACAAGCCTTACAGGCTGGTGGTCTTACAGGATGTTCTTGGACACCTGGGGATGAGTTCGTAGGATGATCTTATTTACCGCAGATTGGCATATTAAACTCGGACAGAAGAATGTACCAGTAGCTTGGGCTTGCTCACGCTATCAGTTGTTTTTCGACCAAATTTATGATCTTGAAAAAGATGTTGATTTGCACATCATTGGTGGGGACTTGTTTGATCGAGTTCCCAGCATGGATGAACTAAGTCTTTACTTTGACTTTGTAAAGAATGTTAATGTTCGTACTATTATTTATGATGGTAACCACGAGGCAACTCGTAAGAACAAAACCTTTTTTACAAATTTAAAAAAAGCAACCTCAAGTATTAATCCTCTAGTAAAAGTAATAGATGAGACATACACTGAGGATGAGTGGTGCATACTACCATATGCAGACTTACATAAAAAGAAAAGTATTGAGGGTATAGAAGAAAGCATACTCTTTACTCATGTGCGTGGTGAGATACCTCCTCATGTACAACCAGAAGTAGAATTAAAAAGATTTGATAAGTTCAAAACAGTATTCGCAGGAGACTTACATGCTCATAGCAATACACAAAGAAACATAGTATATCCTGGCTCGCCTATGACTACAAGTTTTCATAGAAACAATGTTGAGACAGGCTATTTAATGATAGATGATAATGACCACTTTCAATGGACATGGCATAAATTTGACTTACCACAGTTAATTCGTAAAACAGTTACAGACCCAAGCGAAATGGTACAAACAGATTTTGACCATACAATCTATGAGATAGAAGGTGATGTAGCTGATTTAAGTAGTATTAAGAATAGCGAACTACTAGATAAAAAAGTTATAAGAAGAAAAACAGAGGCAACTCTAATACTAGGGCAAGACATGACAATGGAAGAAGAATTGTCAGAGTACCTAAGTTATATATTAGAGTTAGATGAAAGTAAAACAAAAAATATATTAGGAGTGTTTAGTGATTACGCTAAAGAAGCTGGAGTGGAGTAATTGTTTTAGTTATGGTTCAGAAAATATACTTGACTTAAATGACAGTATAGTTACTCAGCTAGTCGGAACAAATGGAACAGGAAAAAGTTCAATCCCGTTAATACTTGAAGAAGTATTATTCAACAAAAATTCGAAAGGAATTAAAAAAGCAGATATACCAAATCGAGAAGTCAATAATGGCTATGATATCTCTTTGTCTTTTTCAGTTAACGAAGATGAGTACTTAATTGATGTTGTTCGTAGAGCAAATATAAAAGTAAAACTCTATAAGAACGAAGAAGATATATCTAGCCACACAGCGACTGCTACATATAAGACTTTAGAAGAAGTAATTGGAATTGATTTTAAAACTTTCTCACAGATTGTTTACCAAAATACTAATGCTAGTTTACAATTCTTAACTGCTACTGACACAAATCGTAAGAAGTTCTTAATTGACCTTTTGCAGTTAGATAACTATGTAAAGTTCTTTGATGTTTTTAAAGAATTATCACGAAATTTATCTGGAGAAGTTTCTCGCATACAAGGGAAAATTGACACAATTGATAAATGGTTATCAGATAATTATTTGGAAGATACATCACTACTTTCGAAAATGGAATTACCATTTTATTCAGAAGAAGATGAAGAAACTTTACGTTCTTTACAAATAGAGTTTGAAAATATCTCTGAAATCTCGAAAAAAATTAATCAAAATAATTTATACAAAAACCAACTGGAGTCCATAGATTTGGGACTTGCGAAAGAGTATATAGCTAAAACAGAATGGCAGGATACAGAATCTTTAGTAGAAGAGATCGGAGAAATCAAATCACAAGGTTCTCAAGAAGTTCGAATGATAAAGAAGTATACTGACTTACTAGATGTTGATGATGCGGGATGTCCGACTTGTGGTCAAGATATAGATATGGCATTTATTCAACAAGAATTAAAAAGACATGAAATGGCAAAAGAAGCGTATAGTACACAACTAGAGTCTGCTAATGATAATCTTGGTGAAATAAATAAAGCAAATAAAATGCTCAAAGAAATGCAACAGAGAATTAATAATTGGGAAACTATCTATAGGAATATAGATCATAGTTTACCAAGTGAAGTACCGAATGATTACGAATTAAGTGAAAAAATAACAAAGTTAAAAATTCGTATCAGAGATCGCAGAGATAGAGTAGAAGAAGTGATTGCAGAAAACGAAAGAGTAGAAAGACATAACACGAGACTATCTATCATAGAAGAACAGCAAACAGATTTTGAAGAGCAACACAAAAGTTTAACATCTGATATAACAGAAGTAGAAAATAAACTTGGGCATGTTGAAATATTAAAGAAAGCATTTAGTACAAACGGACTACTTGCTTATAAAATTGAGAATCTAGTAAAAGACCTCGAAGAATTAACAAACGAATACCTTGCAGAATTATCAGATGGCAGATTCAGTTTAGAATTTGTAGTCCTAAATGATAAATTAAATGTAGAGATAGATGACAATGGCAAAAAAGTAGATATACTAGCTTTGAGTGCTGGAGAGTTAGCACGAGTTAATACATCTACTCTTTTAGCTATTCGTAAGTTAATGAGTAGTATTTCTAAGTCAAGAATAAATGTTTTATTTCTTGACGAAGTTACAAATGTACTAGATGAGCAAGGAAAAGAACGACTAGTAGAATTATTATTAGGAGAAGAAAATTTGAATACTTATATAGTATCACATGGTTGGACACACCCACTATTGTCCAAAATAGATATAATAAAAGAAGAAAAGATAAGTAGGCTCGAACTTGGTTAATCCTAGACAGAAAGGCAACCGTGGCGAGCAGCAAGTCATATCCATGATGGATAGACTTACGGATGAAACATGGACACAGACACCTGGATCTGGTAGTGGAAAAATAAAAGGTGATCTCATGGTTCAAAATAAGCACAATCTTTTTACTGTAGAAGTCAAATTCTATAAAGATTGTGGGTTTAATAGTAAAATTTACACACAAAAAAGTAATAATCTTTTTAAGTGGTGGAGCAAACTATGTAAACAAGCGCAGCAAATGCAACAAGAACCTCTTCTCATCTTTCGTGAGAATCATGGTAAGTTCTTTGCGGCGACAGTAAGACAACCAATAAATACATTGCAGTATATGCATATTGCCTGGCTAGGTGCATATATACTAATTGCAGAACACTGGCTAGAAAAAGAGGAGACACAGTTTACAAATGGCGATCACATTCTCAGACCTTGGGAACCCAGCCCCGATTGGAAACTTGCTGATAGTTGATGGACTTAATATTGCATTTAGGTGGAAACATCAAGGTGTAACAGACTTCAAATATGATTATGTAAGGACAGTAGAAAGTCTAGCAAAATCATACAACGCAGGTACAATAGTAATAACAGCGGATGGCGGAAGTTGGTATAGAAAAGAAATATTACCAACATACAAGGCAAATCGAAAAGAAAAGTATGCAGAACAAACTCCTCAAGAAGAAAAAGAGTTTGCAATGTTTATGGCAGAGTTTAGTAATACTCTAACATTACTCAAAGAAAAATATCCAGTCTTTCAATTCAAGGGAGTTGAGGCTGATGATATTGCAGCATACATTAGTATGAATCTTGATAATTATGGACTAGAAGAATGTTGGATGATTTCATCTGATAAAGATTGGGACTTGCTTATCAATGATAGAGTTTCTCGTTTTAGTACAGTTACTAGAAAAGAAACCACAGTACATAATTGGGATGAACATTATGATTTTGAGATCCCCGATTATATCACATTCAAATGTCTGACTGGCGATAAAGGAGACAATGTTCCAGGAATACCTGGAGTTGGTCCAAAACGCGCAGTACAGCTAATGGAACAATATGGAGACGTTTTTGATATCTATGGCGCTTGTCCGATTGATGGCAAGTATAAATACATTCAGAATCTTAACGAAAATGCAGAACAACTTCTAATGAATGTTGAACTTATGGATTTAGTTACTTATTCTGAAACAGCTATAGGAAAAGAAAACACAGAGGTTATTAACACAACTTTAAAAAGGCACTTAGATGAAAATAGATTATAGTAAAGACTCACTCTTAACAGAGTTTAGTCACAGAACACTAGAGGACAGATATTTAGTAGGGAGTGAGAAATCACCACAAGAAGCATTTGCACGAGCTGCACAAGCTTTTGCAGATGATGATGACCATGCTCAACGCTTGTATGATTATGCAAGTAACCTATGGTTTATGTTCTCTACCCCAGTGCTTTCAAATGGAGGCACAAAAAGAGGTATGCCTATCTCATGTTTCTTAAACTATGTTGAAGATTCAAGAGAAGGTATTACAGATCATTACACGGAAAATGCTTACCTATCTTCCTTCGGAGGAGGTATAGGAGGCTCATGGAGTGCAGTAAGATCACAAGGAACCTCAACTTCAAAAGGTTCAGAGAGTACAGGAGCGATTCCTTTTATGAAAGTAGTAGATGCAGAAATGCTTGCTTTTTCACAAGGAGTTACAAGACGAGGAAGTTATGCAGGTTATATGCATATCACTCACCCTGAAGTCGAAGAATTTTTAGACATTCGTAAACCAACCGGTGGAGATGTCAATCGTAAGTGTACAAACTTACATCATGGTGTAGTCATAAGTGATAAATTTATGGAAACTATACACCGTGCAACACATGAACAAAACTTTGATGATAGTTGGGAACTTATTGATCCTCACTCAAACGAAGTTAAAAAAGTAGTGTCCGCAAGAACACTATGGGTAAAGTTATTGCAAAACAGAATGGAGACAGGTGAACCCTATCTTATGTTCGAAGATGCAGTTAACGCTGATTTACCTGACTTTCAGAAAAGAAAAGGTCTCTATGTAAATCATAGTAATCTTTGTTCTGAAATAACTCTTGCAACTAACGAAGAAAGAACAGCGGTATGTTGTCTTTCAAGTGTAAATCTGGAGTACTATGACGAATGGTCTCGAATTCCAGCATTTATACCAGACTTAGTGCGAATGTTAGATAATGTATTAGAATACTTTATTAACCATGCTCCAAGTCAAATGGAAAAAGCCAAGTACAGTGCTTTGAGAGAAAGAAGTATTGGTCTTGGCGCAATGGGATTTCATGCCTATTTGCAGAGAAACGATATTCCATTTGAAAGTATTGGAGCAGGTGGTAGAAATCACGAAATGTTTAAGCATATTAAAGAGGACGCTTTAGCAGAGACTCGTAGACTAGCGGTTGAGAGAGGCGCTTGTCCAGATGATGATTCTTGCGAAGTCCGAAATGCTCATTTATTAGCGATTGCTCCAAATGCAAGTTCTAGTATTATTTGTGGGAACACAAGTCCTAGTATCGAACCTTTTCGTGCAAATGCTTATACGCAGAAAACAAAAAGTGGTTCATACTTAATGAAAAATAAATATTTGGAACAGGTTTTAGCTCGTAAAGAAGCGAATACAGAAGCGGTATGGAAATCTATAGTTGCAAATAAAGGAAGTGTACAACATCTTGATCTTCTTACAGAAGAAGAAAAAGAGATATTTAAAACAGCTGTAGAAATCAATCAGGCTTGGGTAGTAGAACATGCTGCAGAAAGACAACAATTTGTTTGTCAGTCTCAAAGTGTAAATCTATTCTTCCCGCCAGATGTAAATAAAGGGGATCTACACAATGTACATATGTTAGCATGGGCTAAGAATTTAAAAACATTATATTACTTACGAAGTGAAGCTATCAGCCGTGCTGATAATGTAACTACCGAAGTGAAAAGAGAGATAATCTTTGAACAAGAAGATTGTCTAAGTTGCGAGGGATGACAATGAGTTTATTAAAAGAACGAGAATATTATAAACCCTTCCAATATCCGTGGGCGTTTGAAAATTATAAAAAACAACAACAAATGCATTGGTTACCAGAAGAAGTACCATTGCAAGACGATATTCGGGATTATAAAGAAAAATTAAGTGAAGGCGAAAGAACACTATTAGATAATATCTTTAAGTTCTTCACACAAGCTGATGTAGATGTATGTGGGGGTTATGCTAAGCATTATCTACCTACATTTAAACAGCCAGAAGTAAGGATGATGCTTGTTAGTTATGCTGCTATGGAAGCAGTGCATCAAGAAGCGTATTCTTTACTATTAGAAACTTTAGGTAAGTCTGAAGAGATGTACCAAGAGTTTTTTGATATCAATGCTATGATGGAGAAACATGAATACTTACAAGACTTTAGTATGAAAACTCCTTTTGACATGGCAAAAACCATGGCAGTCTATAGTGCATTTACAGAAGGAGTACAACTATTTAGTAGTTTTGCTATTCTTCTTAACTATCCGAGACATAACTTAATGAAAGGAATGGGACAAATTGTTACGTGGAGTATTCGGGATGAATCCTTACATGTAGAAGGTCTGTCTAAACTTTTCAGAACTTTTATGCAAGAGAATCCCGAGTTATGGACAGATAAGTTAAAGTATGAAATCTATTGTGCTGCTGAAAAGACTGTGGAATTAGAAGATAATTTTATTGATATTTGCTTTGATAAAGCAGATGTGCCAGAGTTGACAGCAAAAGAAGTCAAGGAGTATATTCGTTATATTGCTGATAGAAGATTATTAGGAATAGGAATGAAAAAAATATTCCATAGTACAGATAATCCTTTGCCGTGGATTGATATGCAAGTTAACGCAGTTGAGCATACCAACTTTTTTGAAAACCGTGCTACTGAGTATGCTAAAGCTAGTACACAAGGAAATTGGCAGGATATATTTAAATGAGTGTACAATCAGAAAACCCTACTATCACAATTAATGATGTAGAGTACAATATTTCCGATCTTTCAGATGACGCGAAGTACTTTATCAACTGCATTAGCAATATTGATAATCAGCTTTCGCAAATAAAGATGAATCAGGATACCATGAATTTGGCTAGAGAAGGCTTTAGTCAGAGATTGGAGAAATTACTTGAACCACCTGTGAGTGAAGAAAGTTAAACAATAAAGGGGCTATATGCCCCTTTTTTATTATCTTGCGGTTGTGGGAACTCCACCTGCGACAAATGGCGATTCTGCAAATGCCATGTAGATGTATGTTCCACCTGATGCGTTTATTTGTCCATCAGTTTGTCTTAATTTAAAACCATTGCTTAATATATCAGCTTCAAAATAAGAAGTTCCTGTGTATTCTGCTTCTGATGAATTTGGAAAAAGCTCATAGTTGTTACCGTTGTAACCTCGCTTGTTGTCGTATATTGTCCAACCACCTGTAGTATCTGTTCTTTTTATCATCACCCAAGCAGGTCGGAAGCCTGTATAGACGAACGCACCATTTGAATTTCCATTACCGACATACTTGCCAAATTTGCTGTAGCCTTGTTTTTCTGCAAAGGCGTAACACATAACTTGTGTAATATTATTACCAACAAAAGCAGATGCCAGTGTAATTAATGTGCTTGTAGGTGCTGCGCCCCAAGAAACAGTAGCTTGTCCGTTAGTGGTATGTAAGCCTAAATATCTATCAGTACGATTAGTTAAGCCTTTATGGTTTACCCACCAACCTGCACTATTTACATAAGCTAATACAATAAATACATCAGGCGTTACTCCTAAACCATGCCCTATAGTTGTATTTCCTGAACCAATAGATGTAAATTTTGAAATACTAATTCCTGCGTCTTGATTCACTTGCAAAGTATTTGTTACGTTGCCTTCTGTGTTAGAACTAGTAGTTCCTGAATTAACGTGCCATTGCCAAGCTACATAAGTAGTATTACCACAAATAATATTGTATTGATTGTTACCTGTGCTAAAACCATTTGAATTAAAAGATATTAAATCATACCCTGCGCTTGATACTCCTTCAGAAGCAGTTGTATTTGTAACAGCATATTTTGTCACACCTAAAGTTGAACTATATAGTGCGTTGTTATAAGCTGCTCCTCTTGCTTTAGACCAAAGCAAATCAGGTTGTAAATCTGAGTTCCCATCATTTGTAATTGTTGCAGAACCAGAAGAGCTATGTAAAGCAGTCTGAAAATATTCTGAAGGATCTTTTATATCTGAATAAGCCATTATCCGTACTCCTCTAAATTCTTTGTACATAATGCGTAGTACCCGCTTGGTGGTGCGTATTCAAAAGTTCCGTAGCCGTCTGCATCACTTGCTGCACTTGAAATTGATATGGTTGTAAAGCCACCATAGTTAGCTAAACACGCACCATTATTAGCCCAAATAGACGAAGCTATTCCGTGAGTTTCAGATGGCTGTATTAAATCAATAGCACCAGTTCCAGTTGAGCCACTTGTAGGGTCTCCTGAATTTTGCCATGTACCATTTTTTGCAAAATAAACTTTTCCGTTGTCCATATCTAAAGCAACAGCCATTTTATCTCCTGCAGCATACGAATTACCATATGAAGAACCTGATCCATTAGTATACTTATTACCCTGTTGACCATAATACCCAATAGAGTTAGTAGACTGCCCAAGATAAGCATTACTATTAGTTACTCCTGACCCTTCATAACCAGCTTCGCCCATAGGTACTACACCTACCATTGAATCAATACCAGTATTAACAAACTCAAACTCTGCATACCATTTACCTTTAGAGACTCCCATTGTAGGCATCGGTGTAATCCAATTTTGATACGACTTTGCTGTTTTTGTAGCACCTTCAGTAACATAAGTATTACCAAACATATACATTATTGCGTTGTAAGTACAAAAATTATTAGTAGGCGTGTCCGTAGCTTGGTCGGCTGCTGTGATGTTGTTTTCTGTCCAGTCATTACCATTACCACTTTCATCATCACCTAAGTCTGAAGCATCTGCATAATCTAAATAAAAACCATTAGTGCCATAAGTTACGCCACTGACTTGTATAGGTTTCCAAATACCACTATCATCATCGTATTCACCAAACGCTGTAGGTGCTAATGCAGTTCCATCAACAAAATGTGTTTCAGCCATGTATTGAGATGAACCGTTTGAACCATCAGTGTTGTAACCAATTTTATGTGCGGTCGCGGTATCTATTAAAGTGTAAAAATTAGTTGGTGGAGTTCCATAATCAGTATCTTTACCAGTAACTTCTACTCCATTTACATATATTTGCCATCTATTTGCCGCTGTTGAATTTGTAATATCAGATTTCCAAACTATATGATACCAAGCTGAAGTATCTCTAAACCTTTTAGTATAGTGACCTCCATAATCTACACCACCATCAATAGCGTAAAGAACTATTCTATCACTTGTATCAAAGCCAAAAGTAGTAAAGTTTTGTCCGTTAGAATGGACATCTATTACCCTAGCGTTTTGTCCAAGTTCAGTTCTTTTTATCCAAGTGCTGAAAGTAAAGGTTTGTCTATTAGTAGCACTACTGGGAGTTCTGCTAAAATATTCAGTATTATCAGCTTCAAGTTTTACAGAGTTATCAATATCATACCCAGTAGATATGCTTCCGCGATTATGTAGCCGTTGCAACGCTTCCATTATGTTTGTGCCATATTTTGTACTCTGCCAATTTCTTGCCAGACTGAGCCATTATATCGAAAAGCAAATATATCTGTTTTGTTTGCTGTTGCTGTGACTGTTGGTGCTGTTGAAGCTGCGAACTCAAATACTGTGTTCCATGCAACTGTTCTAGCCGTGCCACCCTGGGCAAGCTCTACACTAATAATTGCGCCTTCTACTGCGTTACTTGGGGCTGAAAAAGTTGTATTCTCAGTAGTAATATGATATGCATTTGCGGCTGCTGCAGCATCCCATGCGACTGCGTTTGAACTTGATGTAATTGCTACTTGTGTTATGTTTGCTGAAGTTGACGCTGTTGCAACTCCAGTTGCTGAAA